CACAGCAATTGCTATTCATTATATCGATGGACACAAATATGTTTATGGTTGTGGTTCATATGAGAATAATGATCCAGAAAATGTCACATATCATAAGTGTAAAGATGAATGGTCTTTGTGCAAACACTTTCTTAAAATGTGGTCAGAAAAAACACCAGATATCATAACTGGTTGGAATACAAAATTCTTTGATATACCATACTTGATCAATCGATTCAAAAAGATTCTAGGTGATGATGATTGTAAAAAATTGTCGCCTTGGAACAGAATCAATGAAAGAACTACTGTAATTAATGGCAGACAATTGATTGCATACGAATTGGTTGGTCTTGCTTCACTTGACTATATTGAATTGTACAAATGGTATGCGCCAGGCGGCAAGTCACAAGAGTCCTATAAACTTGATAATATTGCTAATGTAGAATTAGGTGAAAAGAAAATATCATATGATGAGTATGATAACTTGCACCAATTGTACAAACTCAACTATCAAAAATTTATCGAATATAACATCAAAGACGTTGACCTTATTCTGAAGTTAGAAGATAAGTTAAAGTTGTTGGAGTTGGCAGTAACTCTTGCATATGACACCAAAACAAATTATGAGGATGTATTTGCACAAACTCGTATGTGGGATTCTCTAACATATTCTTATTTGTTGGAGAAAAAAATTATTGTTCCACCAAGAATCGTTAAAGATAAAGATTCTGCATTTGAGGGTGCATATGTCAAAGAACCACAAACAGGATTGCACAAGTGGGTTGCTAGCTTTGACCTAAATTCACTTTACCCCCACCTTATGATGCAGTATTCCATAAGTCCTGAAAATCTTGTAGAAAGAAGTTATATATCTGAAAGAAAACGCAAATTACTTGAAGAATTGAGACTTAGAAATACTAAATAAGTAGATGTGGTTACTTATTTGGAGAATCTATGAAATACAATATCACGAAGGATAAACTATATGAGTTGTTTATTACCAAAAATATGAGGCGTAGTGAAGTTGCTGAATATTTTGGTTGTTCGGATGCCAATATCAAAAAACACCTACAAAAATTTGATATAAAGAAACCTTTTGTTTTAGAATGTCAAAATAAAGAACGCAAAGCCAAAGTAGAATGTTTGCATTGTGCTAAAGAATATGAAACACAGAAGTTTAGAACTGAAAGTGAAAAGTATGATTCCAAATATTGTAGTTATTCATGTGCTCAAAGAAGTCGTTATCTAGGTGAAGAACATAAACGAAGAATTAGAAATGAAATTGCGGCAAGACGCAGAGCAAGAATACGGAATCAAACTCCCGAATTAACTAATGAAGAAAAAATAAAAATTCAAGAATTTTATTTAATTTGTCCTAAGGGGCACGAAGTAGACCATATTCAACCAATTGCAAAAGGTGGTTTACATCATCCTGATAATTTGCAAATATTGACTGTAACGGAAAATAGAAAGAAGTGGTGTAAATAATGTTTCGTAATGTAAAAGAATTAACAACTGAAGAAATTCAAAAAGAACTTCAGTCTATTGTATTGTTTGAACAACAAATCGATAAAGTCAATGTTAATAGTTTATTGGACAAAACAGTTGATACATCTTTTCTTGGACCTATGCATTGTACTCTCACACCCAACGGTCAGCTCTTCAGGACTGACTTCCAAGGTTTCCTGCCTAAGATGATGGAAGAAATGTATCAAGACCGTAAAAAGTTTAAAAAGTTTATGTTGTCTGCACAACAAGAATATCAAAACGAAACAGATACAGAAAAGAAAAAAGAACTAGAAAAGAAAATTGCTAAGTATAACAATATTCAATTAGCTAAAAAAGTTTCATTGAACTCCGCTTACGGTGCTCTTGGCTCACAATATTTTAGATTCTATGATTTGCGTATGGCACTTGCAGTCACATTGGCTGGACAATTATCGATTCGTTGGATTGAAAATAAGTTAAATGAATATCTCAATAAACTACTAAAAACGGAAGAAGATTATGTCATTGCGTCCGATACTGATTCGATTTATCTCAATCTTGCATCACTGGTGGATACTGTCTTTCAGTCTGGAAGCGAAGATCATGCGAAAATCATCTCCTTCATGGACAAGGTCTGTGAAGATAAAATTCAGCCGTACATTGACAAGAGTTATCAGGAACTTGCTGATTATATCCATGCGTATCAACAGAAAATGGAAATGAAGCGAGAAGCACTTGCAAGTAGAGGTTTGTGGACTGCCAAGAAACGATATGTGTTGAATGTATATAATAATGAAGGTGTGCAATACAAAGAACCAAAGATGAAAGTTATGGGTTTGGAAATGGTAAAATCTTCCACACCAGCCATCATTCGTGAGAGAATGAAAGAAACGATTAAACTAATTATAACGGGCACCGAAACTGAGTTGCACAACTATATTGAAGATTTCAGAAAACACTTTAATGGTTTGCCGGCAGAAGAAGTATCTTTTCCAAGAGGATGTAATGGTCTAAGTAATTACTCGGATCCACTTACACTATATAAGAAAGGAACACCCATTCATGTTAAGGGTGCGATACTCTACAATCACTATCTAAAAGAAAAGAAACTAACGAAGAAATATCCGTTTGTTCAAGATGGTGATAAATTGAAATTCACATATCTAAAAATGCCAAATCCATTTAAAGATACTGTGATTTCTTATCCTTCAAGATTGCCTCCTGAATTTGGTTTACAGGAATTCATTGATTATGAATTGCAATTTGAAAAAACATTCTTAGAACCAATTAAAACAATTTTGGACCTTGTCGGTTGGACAGTAGAGAAAACTAATTCTTTAGAGGACTTTTTCTCATGATTCTTTTAACATTTGCAACCGCAATTGCTCTTTCTGTAATTGCTGCATACTATTCAATTATTGGTCTAGCTGCCATCTTTACAGGTGCATTTTGGCCTATTGTTATTATGGGATCGGTGTTAGAAGCTAGTAAACTAGTTACTGCATCTTGGTTGTATAGAAATTGGATCATATGTCCAAGACTTCTTAAAGCATACCTGACATCTGCTGTGGTCATTCTTATGATAATCACCAGCATGGGTATTTTTGGTTTCTTATCTAAAGCACACATTGATTCTACTTTAACGGCAGGTGCAAATTCTGTTGAAATAAGGACACTCAATCAACAAGAGAAAATTGTAAAAGAGAGATTAGAATATCTATTGAAACGTGCCGGTGATCCCGAAACTGCATCAGCAAGAATAGATAGACAGATTCAGGATTCACAAAAAGAATTGGCTGAAATCAATAGAAGAAGATTGCCATTATTACAAGAAGAAACTAAATTACTTGCCGAAGTTGGTCCAATAAAATATATTGGTGATTTGGTATATGGTACAGATGATGCCAATGCCATAGATAAGGCAGTTCGTTTGGTAATCATGTTAATTATGGTTGTATTTGACCCGCTGGCTGTGTTATTATTAATTGCTGCGAATATGTCAATGAATCAATCGAAACCGATTAAAGAAAAAACCATACCAGAAAAAAATGATATTGAAATACCAGTTTTTGTACCAGAACCAAAAAAAGAAAATATAGTTGAGATTGAGAAAAACAATTTAGCCGATATAGAGATTGATCCTGTTTCTGGTATCACAATACCACCAATAGGTAAACAAGATGATATGCCAATGGAAAGACCAGGTGATTACATTGCACCACAAGAAGTGAAAACAACACACATTTCTCCTGGTGTATATACAGAAGAACCTGTTAAGAAGTTAGAACCTAAGTATGATTATGATGCTGAATATGCATTTAAAGAAAAACGAAACCGAAAAGATGGATTTGATTGAAAGGTAAATTATGGGAATACTTGATAAAATTAAAAAGAATAGTAGCATCAAAGAATCTGCTATTCTATCGAAATCAAAATTCTTTACTGAGAAAGATATGATTCCCACTTCTGTGCCAATTGTTAATGTGGCACTTAGTGGTAAATTGGATGGTGGTTTAACACCAGGTCTTACAATGTGGGCAGGTCCATCAAAACATTTCAAGACCGCATTTTCGTTATTGATGGCGAAATCTTATTTGGAGAAATATAATGATGCAGCGCTTTTATTCTATGATTCAGAGTTTGGTACTCCTCAATCCTACTTTGACAGCTTTGGTATTGATACTGATCGTGTTCTGCACACTCCTATTACCGATATAGAACAATTAAAGTTTGACATAATGAATCAATTGTCAAACCTAGAACGTGGTGATCGTTTGATTATTGTTGTTGATTCTATCGGTAATTTGGCATCAAAGAAAGAAGTTGAAGATGCACTTGAACAAAAATCTGTTGCAGATATGTCAAGAGCAAAACAAGTTAAAAGTTTGTTTAGAATGGTCACACCACACCTATCATTGAAAGATATTCCAATGATTGTAGTCAATCATACCTACAAAGAAATTGGAATGTTCCCTAAAGATATTGTTGGTGGTGGCACCGGTTCTTATTATTCAGCCGATAATATTTTTATTATTGGTCGACAACAAGAAAAGGAAGGAACAGAAATTGTCGGTTACAACTTTATTATCAATGTTGAAAAATCTCGTTATGTTAAAGAAAAATCAAAGATTCCTGTTACTGTATCTTTTGATGGTGGCATTAGCCGTTGGTCTGGTCTACTTGATATTGCACTCGAATCTGGTCACGTTATTAAACCATCCAACGGTTGGTACAGTAAGGTTGATGTAAAGACTGGTGAAATCGAAGATAAAAAATATAGAATCAAAGATGTTGACAGCAAAGACTTTTGGATGTCAATATTGAAAGATAAAAAGTTTCGTGAATTTGTTGAAAACAAATATCGTGTTGCTGCAACAGATATTATCAAAGATGAAGATGTACAAGAAACCTTTGAAGTTGAAACAATAAATGGATCAGATGATGAGTGATGATTATTCAAAATTAAGACATTCAAAAAGAAGATTAAAGACACAAACACACGCAAAGAAACAATCTAAAATTGCCAAAGCATATGGTGTAATTGTAGACAGTATACATCGATTCGCCAAAAAACATTGGGCTGATTGTGGAAATTCCGATTGTTCTTTGTGTGGAAATCCAAGAAAAATTTGGGGTGAAAAGACAATACAGGAGAAAAGAAATGAGCAGCGAGACAGAACTGAACGTTAGTGATTATGCAAATGCAATGGTATTAGGAATAGATTATCAATTTCATGTACCAGAAAATGATGCACAAGCGGTTCATATTGAATTTTTAAAGGGTAAGTATACTGGTACCACAATCAAATATGGCAAAATAAAATTTGAAGAAAAAGAAGATGCCGGCCATTTACAATTTGCTTTCGATGTGATAAAATCAGAGAACACAAAGCCAAAAAAATTACAAAAAGATCCAGAATTTATTCAATATGCGGGTGATTTTTTAGTACATTTGGTAGCATTGAAAGCAGAGGAAAATATTAATGAAACTGGAACAGACGATATTAAAGACCCTAATCTATAATGAGGACTATCTCAGAAAAGTATTACCATTTTTAAAGAGAGAATATTTTTCTACAAATGTTGAGAAGTTAGTTTACAATGAAATTACATCATTCACGCAAACTTATAATAAAGCGCCAACAATTGAAG